ACATATTTTCTCCTTAGTAAAGTGCTCCCGAAGGAGCACTTTAATTATATTAGTTAGTATCGTTAATTTGCTGAGTCCAGTAAACATTTAACACACCTTCTCCGGCTGTTAAAGCGTCATCTGTTGCAGCAGAAATTACAACTGCTTTGTCCATCTCAAAACCAGAAGCATCGTCATCTGAAACATTTAAACAATTTTTCATTTGAGCTACTGTTTGGTCCATTCCAGTTGGAATGTGATGAGAAGCAACACCTTTTACATCGTTAGATGTATCACCTGCAAAGTAATCAAGATCTAAACTGTTAGTCATAGATCCTGCAGCTTGTGCAACGTTAGCACCGATTTGCATGTCAAAACCAGCTGTGTCGAAAGCTTCGTTAACAACAAATCTAATATCTGTAATTCTAGAAAATTTAGGAATTACAATATTGTTTGCTAAGTTTTTGCTAGATGAAGTTGATGATTGACCAAGTGGGTATTCGTTAAATAACGATCTACACACAATTGAAATCAATCCTGATTCAATAACACCAACTTTTAAAGTTCCAGCTGTTCCAGATCCATCAACAGCTATAGAAGTTATAGTTTTAAAAGTTTTAGCTGAAGTCACAGCGCCGGAATTACCCATTGTTAGATCTTCTGTTTGTGTATTATCTAAAACATCTGTTCCAGTAATAGTTGCAGTTCTTGCACTATCATTACCGCCAGATGTTAAAGTAACTACAGATGCAGCTTCAAAACCGCCATCAGAAGTTATTCCTGGTACGTTTTGAGTTGAATCTACTAATGTAACAGAAGTTGTGCTAGCTCCGTTAGAACCAGTAACAGCTATTTTGTCGTCATCAGTTGTCACAGTAAAGTTACTGTGGTTTACAGGAAAAGAACCCATGCAAGAAACAAAAGCAGCGTTTCTTACGTTTTCAGAAATATCAGTTCCTGTGTTTACTTGAATCCGTCCTACCGTAATAGGTCCGGAAAAGTTAGTTTTTGCCATAATTATCCTCCTAGTTTTTGACACATAGTCTCTAGGCCGTCGACTATACGCGTCTATGTATCAATTTAATAATTGTATAGTGGTAATTTTATATACTAGATTTGAGTAGAGCGCAAGAGAGCCTGTAATGTGGATTGGATTTTTCCAACGATGTAGCTTTTGTTTAAGTAGCTACAGAAACTTCGGGTGCAGCATCGTCTATTTTGTTTTGCAAATGCTCTTTAGCAGCTTCTGCAAGTTTTATATGATTGATAACCTCTCTAACTGCTCGGTCGATCTTAACCATATTTAAGGTATATCTACCTTCTTTAAGATGCTCCTGCTCCCATTCT